AAAAGGTTATGGTGGTAATGAGCCTCTTTATAGAATGCTTGCAAGACAGTTTCTTGTTGAACAAGGGAACGCAGGTAAGATAGATCTTGATCCTAATATCCTTAAACGTTTAGCAGAAAACCCTGGCACTATAGATGCCATAAAAATATTTAGACATCACTACGGTGATGATGCCTTTGATAAGTTAGAAGAGTATTTAGATGATGGTTTTGATTTTGATTTAGGTCCAAGATATCCAGGTCAAAAGGAATTTGAAGAGCTTGGTATTGTAGTTAAGAACAAAAGCAAACCAGGTGAAACTGTAAGACACTATGATTTACCAGGTGAGATAGACCAAGAGATAAAAGAGATTGATGAATTAATCTCTACGATTGAATCTGGAGATAGTCCTTTCTATAGAACTAAGGAAGCCATGGTTAGAGGTATACTTGATGCAAACAGTAGAAGAGCTGAACTTGTAAAAGTTAGAAACGATCTTGTACCAGAGGACACACAAAAATTAGCAGGTGATGATTTGTTAGAGTCAGCCGATATTATAAAGTTCCCTGATGATACAGACTTTGCAGAAGGAGGGATAGTTTCGTTAACATGAAGGTAATATTTAACTACGCAACAAGACAGTTTGAATCTATGGAGCCTACGCTACGAGATAGGTTTCAGCTAGGTGGTAGAGTTAATTTTGTTAAAGGATCTCCGTTTCCAATCACAGACGAAGTGTTAAAAGAAATAGATGATTTAATTAAAAATACAAATCTTAATTTAAAAGAGATTGGTAAAAAAATTAATTACGGAACAGAAAAAAGAAGTTTAACAATAGACACTCCCGTTATGGAGGCCTACATAGAAAAATATGGTAAACCTAGCGATGCTAGATTGCAAACAAGAGGTGTTCCATTATCTCCGGAGAAAGGCATTGGTAAAAAAATTGTAACAGCTTACGACAAACAAATTAAAAATTTTGGTAAACCAAATATATCTCAAATTGTAAGGGAGGTTTATGGGCCTGGTGTAAAAGACTTTGATAGTGCTAGAGCACAGGTTAGAAGTGTTTTAGGAGATTTTAGAGATTACAAAGGAAAAGCAAACATACCTATTGATAAAAAAGATTTAACCGCAGAACAAATAAAAACAAAAGCTAGAGTTAAAAAATTAAAACTTGTTGACAATCCAACCATAGCAAAATTCATGGCTGGACCAAAAGGTTCTGGTTTTCAATACCACCACATGGATGCTACAAAAACATCTCCAGTAACATTAAACAATGTAGTCTATTTACCTGACGAAGTTAACAATTACATACAAAGTTATGAAGGACCAATCTCACAAAGAAAAAAAGAAATAATAAAATTAAATAAAAATAAACCAAAAGGTTATAAAAAACAAATAGATGCCAAATTAAATCAAATTAGAAACACCATTGCAAAAGCAGATATGGATTTAGATAAAGCAGGATACTCTGCTTATAAAGGTGTGATAGAGGTTGATACTATCGATGTTAATGGTAAACCATTAAAAATTGGTGGTGGATCTGCTTTGAGATTAGGAGAGGGTCTTGCAGAAGAATTAGGTTTAGATCCAAATAAACCATTAAAACAATTTACATCTGAAGAACAAATAAAATTAAACCAAGCTAAAGAAGCTTTAATTAAAAAATCTTCTATTAACAAACCTAAAATGACTTTTGGTAAAGCAGCTAAAGGTGTAGGAAAAGCCATACTTAGAAAATCTCCACCAGCATTGTTTGCCCTTGGTATTAATGAAGTTGCAAAAGCAGCAGAGTTTACTAAAGACCCAAGAGACTTAGCTGTTGCTTTTAATACGTCTGCGGAGGTAGCTGCAAAACAAAAAGCAATTCGAGAGGATAAGACAGGAGAACTTTTAAAAGAAGAAATAGCTAATCTACCAGAGATTACAACAGACGATCAAGTAGCTGGTGCCTTGATGGATTCTTTTCCTAATCAGTCTTTCTTACAATATCAATCTGCTGTTGATGATGGTTTTCAAGGTAGCTTTGAAGAATACCTACAGCAACAAAGTATGAAGATGGCAAGCGGTGGTCGTGTTGGTTTTAAAGATGGCACACCTGATCCTTTTGTTGATCAAGCATTAGCAGCTCTTGAGAGTCCTAATGTTGCAGAACAATTTATCAAACAAAACTCACCAAGTGTTGGAGAAATGGTTCTTGGTAAAGAGGGCGACAGAACTTTAATGCAATCGTTTAACACACAGTTTCTAGATCCACGATCCTATCCATACTACGCACAGAAACTTGTAAGAGGTGCAGCTAACATTCCTGAATTTATTTTAAGCACACCAAAAGCTGGATTAGCTTTTATAAATGATTTAAGGACAAACGCAGGAATTACCAAAGGTGGTGTCGAAGAGATATTAGAAATTTTAGATCCATCAATCACAAGAGATATACTAGATGGTAAGTTTGGAGACTTACTAGGCATATCTGATAAAGCAATACAAGCCTCAGAAGAAAAAAGATCAGGTCCACAAAGAGCAACTGGTGATTTATTACAATTAGCAGGGGAGTTGCCTGGACCAGCAACACCTTTCTTTTTAATAGGGTACGCACCAAAACTTTTAAAACAGCTTGGTTCTCTCGGTGCAACAGGAAGCACTGCAGTAGATAAAATTAACAAGGAAATAGAAAACAAAGTAGCTCAACAAGGTGTAGATCAAACAAGAAGAGATATAGTTTTATCTATTGGTGCTGGTGGTGCTGTTGCGTTTCTTAAATATTTGGGACTAGACTTTTTAAGTAAAGCACCAAAAGTTGTAGAAAAAGTTGCACCAACTGTAACAAAAGGCGGCACACCAAAATACTTCTTTGACTTTGTAAGTTTAATTAAATCTAAAGGAGACGACATCACAGAAAAAGCTGCAACATTAGAGAGACAAAAGGTTTATAATTATAATGGTTATGAATTAACAGAGGATATATCTACGGGTAAAATTACTATTAGAAAAGATACTGAGGGCGCAGCTAACTATTCTATTGGTGATGGTGAGTTTGAAATTGTAGAAGGTATCGTTAGAAAAGAAGAAATAAATTATGATCCACCTGAAACAATATTAGACGATAAAGGTAAACCAAAAGAAGTTCCAGATTACTATGATGAGGCAACTTTAAGACCTGACGCTGAAGGAGATTTAGATGACATTGATCAAGGTCTAGACTCTATCGATGAGATATTAGAATTGTTAGCTAAAGATGGTAAAACATATTCAAAAGAAGAATTAACAGAAATGGGTCTTAACACCGGCTCCAGCAATATAATTAGATTTATGAAAGATAAAAAAGCAGGTGGTGGTATTGTTAAGCTAGCTGGGGCTGACTCTGGACCCCCACCAAAATCAGGGCCTACACCACACGGGTTGCCTTATGTAGCTAAAAATGTTAGACCTATCAAGGAGCGTAAATAATGGCAGATATCGATAAAACTCTTTCCGAGTTGGGAACCTCTGTAAAAATAGAAGGACCTGATAAAGAAGTAGAATTAGAAAAACAGGAAGAAGCACTTAAAGAACCAGTGCAAGTAACACCAACAGAAGACGGTGGTGTAGAGTTAGATTTTGATCCAAGCAAAGTAAACATTGAAGGCACACCAGGACACTTTGATAATTTAGCAGCGTTATTACCAGATGATATTTTAGATCCCATAGGATTAGAACTATATCAAAATTACACAGACTATAAAGCATCAAGAAAAGATTGGGAAAGATCTTATACAGAGGGGCTTGACCTTTTAGGTTTTAAATATGAAAATAGAACAGAGCCTTTCCAAGGAGCTTCAGGTGCCACGCACCCTGTTCTTGCAGAAGCTGTAACACAGTTTCAAGCAGGAGCTTACAAAGAGTTATTACCAGCGGAAGGTCCAGTGAGAACACAGATCGTTGGCAACAGTGATCCACAAAAAGAAGCACAAGCACAAAGAGTAAAAGATTACATGAACTATGAACTCATGGAAAAAATGGGCGAGTACGAACCAGAGTTTGACCAAATGTTATTTCATTTACCGCTTGCAGGATCTACATTTAAAAAAGTTTACTACGATGATTTATTAGGTAGAGCGGTATCTAAGTTTGTACCAGCAGATGATTTAATCGTGCCGTACTCTGCAACATCTTTAGAAGATGCAGAGGCCATCATGCACGTTCTAAAAATGTCTGAGAATGATTTAAGAAAACAACAAGTTGGTGGTTTCTATTCTGATATAGAATTAGGAGCGCCATCGATGATGAAAGATGAAGTAGAGTCGAAAGAAAGAGAACTAGAAGGCACTAAAAAAACTGGTAGACAAGAACCAGTTTACACTTTGTTAGAGTGCCATGTAAATTTAGATTTAGAAGGTTTCGAAGATAAGGACGCGGACGGAGACGATACAGGAATCAAGCTCCCCTATATTGTAACTGTAGAAGAAGGTTCGCGAAAAGTTCTTTCTATTAGAAGGAACTTTGATCCTAACGATCCAAGAAAAAATAGAATACCTTACTTTGTCCACTTTAAATTTCTGCCAGGACTAGGATTCTACGGATTTGGATTGATCCATATGATTGGCGGATTGAGCAGAACTGCAACCGTTGCTCTCCGTCAATTATTGGATGCAGGTACATTATCAAACCTGCCAGCAGGATTTAAACAAAGAGGTGTAAGAGTTAGAGATGAAGCAGCACCAATACAGCCAGGCGAGTTTAAAGATGTAGATGCACCAGGTGGTAATATTAGAGATTCGTTTATGATGTTGCCATACAAAGAACCATCTGCAACACTTTTAACTTTAATGGGTGTAGTTGTGCAAGCAGGTCAAAGATTCGCGGCCATTGCTGATATGCAAGTGGGCGATGGTAATCAAGGCGCTGCAGTAGGAACAACAGTTGCTCTTCTTGAAAGAGGATCACGTGTTATGTCTGCGATACATAAAAGATTGTACACGTCTATGAGATCTGAATTTAGATTACTTGCAAAATTATTTAAAACATATTTACCACCAAGTTACCCATATGATGTAGTAGGTGGCAGAAGAGAAGTTAAACAATTAGATTTTGATGATAGAGTAGATATTTTACCAGTTGCAGATCCAAACATATTTTCTATGGCACAAAGAATTACGATTGCACAAACAGAATTACAACTTGCAACATCTAATCCTAAGATTCACAACTTGTATGCAGCGTACAGAAAAATGTATGAAGCACTTGGTATAAAAGATATTGATAAAATTTTACCACCACCTGCTCCAGTTGCACCAAAAGATCCAGCGTTAGAGCATATTGATGCCCTTGCAGGCAAACCTTTTCAAGCGTTTCGTGGTCAAGATCACAGAGCACACATTACAGCTCACTTAAATTTTATGGCAACTAACATGGTTAGAAATAATCCTCCCATCATGGCCGCTTTGGAGAAAAATATTTTAGAACATATTAGTTTAATGGCACAGGAACAGATAGAATTAGAGTTTGCAGACACAATTCAACAATTACCTATAATGCAACAGATGGCACAACAGAACCCACAGGTACAAGCACAGCTACAAAAGATATCTATGGACATGGAAGCAAGAAAAGCAGTGTTGATTGCAGAGCTAACAGGTGATTTTATGGAAGAAGAAAAGAGAATTACATCACAATTTGACTCTGATCCTCTTTTAAAACTAAAAGCAAGAGAAGTTGACCTTCGTGCGATGGAAAATCAACGTAAAAAAGACGAAGGAGAGCAAAAAATTGACCTAGATAGAGCAAAATTAATGCAATCTAGACAATTAGCAGAGGATAAAATGGAACAAAACGAAAGTTTAGCAAAATTAAGAGCTGGAGTAAGCCTTGCAAAGAGTGGAAATCAAGGTATAACTGCTATTAAGGTAGAAGATTAATGCCATTGAACGAAAAAGGCAAAAAAATTATGAAATCCATGCGAAAACAGTATGGAAAAAAGAGGGGAGAGACAATTTTTTACGCTTCTAAGAACAAAGGCGTAATAAAAGGTGTAGAAAAGAAAAAACGGAGAACAAAAACATGATGAACTATAAAAAATCGAAGCTAGTTAAAGTTGGTGACCAGCAAACAGAGATAGATCCTAGATCTAAAACTACTGCTGACAAAGCTTATAACTTAATTGGCACAGGAAAGCCTGAAATGCCGATTAAAGGGCAAAATAGAATGCT